CTACAGCATCTTCAACACAAGTAAGAACTGCCTTACTATCATAATGATATTGGGGGGATTTATTCCCCCCTTTAAACAATGGCAGATACCAAAGTAGATATATGTGCAAGAGCTATCATTATGATAGGAGCGCAGCCGATTTCATCTTTTGATGATGGATCAACAGAAGCATTAGTAGCTTCTAATATGTACGAAAATATATTGAAGTCTTGTTTATCAAGACATAGATGGAAGTTTGCTACAGAACAAAAACAACTTTCTTTACTAGCTGATGCACCTACAGGAAGATATGAATATGCTTATCAACTACCATCAAGTCCTGAACTATTAGTTTTAAATACAGTTACAGTTAGTGATAACCCAATTAAATATGCTAGATATGGAGATAAAATATTTGTAAATAATTATGGATCTAGCAACACATTAATAGCAGATTATATATTTAGACAAGCAGAAGCAGAGTTTCCAGAATATTTTAAATTAGCTTTACAATATAAATTAGCAGCAATATTTGCTGGATCTGTAGCCAGAGATGCACAGATGATTCAACAGTTTGAAACACTTGGTGAAAACCAAATGAGAATAGCAAAGAACATAGATAGTCAAGAAGTATCAAATAGTGTACTTAATACAAAAAGGTTTATACAGGATAGATTAACTACTGGAGGATATTAATGGCTAATGTTCTCAGAACTGTATATACCAACTTTTCAAGTGGTGAACTTAATTCTTTACTAAATGCAAGAACAGATGCTTCAGCATATTTTAATGGAGCAAAGACATTAAGAAACTGGTATCTATTAGATGAAGGTGGATTAATGCGTAGACCTGGTACTACCTATAAAGCAACATTACCAGGAGCATCAAGAATAATTCCATTTATATTTTCGAATGATGAGATGGCAGTATTTGCACTATCAAATAATAGATTAGATGTTTTCGATAGTTCAGGTGCAAGTGTACAATCTAATATAACTACAAATTGTAACTGGACTACTGCACAGTTATTTGAATTAAACTATGCACAGTTTGGAGATACTGTTTTTATAACACATAGAGATAACCCTATAGTAAAAATTATAAGAACATCAGCATCTTCTTTTAGTGTTTCTTTGTTTGAGTTTGAAGAAGATGAAACTGTTACAGTAGGTGGTGCAAATAAAACTACACAACCATTTTATAAATATGCAGATTCTACTATATCTGTAACTTTATCAAGTCATGCTACTGGTACTGGTAGAACATTAACAGCAAGTTCAGCTACATTTACTTCTGCATATGTAGGAACATATTTATTAGTAAATAGTAAACAAGTAAAAGTAACAGGATTTACTAGCACAACAGAATTAACAGTTACTGTTATAGAAGATACAGTAAGCACTGGTCCTCACTTTGTATGGGCAGAACAGTTAATATCTTCTATACATGGCTATCCTCAAGCTGTTACATTCCATGATAACAGATTATATTTTGGTGGTATCAAAGATAAACCAGCAGCAGTTATAGGATCTAAAGTAGCAGAGTATTTTAATTTTGATATAGGTTCTGGTAATGCTGATGATGCAATAGATGTAACTATTACTTCAGATAGAATTAATGAAATTAGACATTTAATTAGTTCAAGAAACTTACAAGTGTTTACAGATGGTGGTGAGTTTTTTGTACCTACATCTACAGATACTTCAGCAGTTACACCATCTAATATTGTATTTATGAGGCAAACACCCTATGGATGTAATAGAGCAAAGCCAATAATATTTGATGGTGCTACATTATATGCACAGAAAAATGGTAAAGCTATTAGAGAGTATTTATATTCAGATGTTGAAACAGCTTATGCTTCTACATCAATATCTATTCTAGCTTCACAAGTAATTGATAGTCCAGTAGATATGACCATGATAACTGGTACAGCAACAAGACCAGAACAGTTTGCATTTTTTACAAATACAGATGGTACACTTGCTTTATTTCATAGTATTAGATCTGAAAAGATTGCTGGTTGGACAGCTTGGAGTACAAGATCAGGAGATAAGTTTACAAGTATTACAGCAGTAAACGAAAATTTATTTTGTGTAGTATCTAGAGTTATAGGTGGATCTACTATTCATACATTAGAAAAGTTTGCTGATGATGATAGTTTAACTTTAGATTGTTCTGGAGTAACAACATTAAATCAACAAGGATCGCCTAAAGTAAATGGTGGTAGTCAATCAGGATCTACCCTGAATGTTGATGGATATACATCTGCACCAAATCCTAATGATATTATTACAATAGCTGGTAACAGTACAGAATACACTATTCAAACAGTAAATGCTACAGCATCTGGGTATACATTAGTATTAAATAAAACTCTAGCTGCTACACCATCTGATAATGCAGTAATTACAATAGTTCAAGGCAGATTACACAATACACCTACACACTTGACATCCACATCAGTATATGCTGTTGATGGTACTATGGCACTAGGAACATTTACCACTACAGGATCTAACACAATTACATTAAATGAAGCTCATGCTGCTGGTGTTAATATTGGTTTTAACTTTAGTCCTGAACTAGAAACTATGCCTATTGATAAAGAAGTACAGACTGGTCCATTGACAGGAGAGTTTAAAAGAATATCTAGAGCTGTAATAGATGTATCTGGTGCATTGAATGTTGCATTACAAGCAGCTGATAGAACTGCAAAAAATTTAGTTATTAGACAAGTAGACTTTGATGTAGCTCAATCGGTGGCGAGTGTTACTGGTAAAAAAGAATTTTATTTTTTAGGATATGATAGATCACCTACAGTTAAAGTTACACAAACAGAACCATTACCTTTAAAATTATTAGGAATGGCATTGGAGGTAGTATACTAATGGCAGCAATAACACCAGCAACTATGTTTATGATTTCTGCTGGAATTAGCACAGCTGGAGCTTTGATGCAACTATCAGCTCAAAGAGCTGCTGCTAAAGAAATGACTAGAAGATATGAACAAGAAGCAAAAATAGCAGAGTTTGAAGGATTACAAGCAGAACTAAATAGAAGGAGAGAAGTAGAACAAATACTTGCAAACAATAGAGCAGTTAAAGGTGCAAGTGGTGTAGGAGAGAGTAGAAGTTTCTTGGCTATCCAACAAGATGTTAGAGATGTATTAGATAGAGATTTATCTAACATAGCATTTAATACAAAAAAAATTGTAACATCATATGATCAAGCTATTTACAATGAAAAACTTGATGCAAGATATTCTACTATAGGAACAATGGTAGCAGCATCAACTAACATTATTAATGGTTGGCAATACCACGATATGTATAGAAAAGCTGATGAAAAAACATTTGGACAAAAAGTTATAGGATTTAAGAATAGGATTATGCGTGGTTAAAATATCTAAAGTAAGCCCAACTACTACAGTATCACCATCATCTACAGCATCAAGAATGGGTGTTGTAAGTGTGAGTGTTCCTTCTATTAGTACCATAACTGGTACAGTAGCAGATCAGTTAAACTCAATAGGTGAAGCACAAGCAAAACTTTATGATGCAAACTGGATGAATGATTACGAATTTAATACAGGAATGTATATAAATAATAAAGTAAGTGAAATTTTACAGTCAGGCGAAAATCCAAACTTAGAAGCATTTACAACAGAAATGACTGCATATAATGATTCTGTATTAGCTAATGCACCTGAAAGATTAAAGATAGCAGCAGATGGTTATTTTCAACAAAAGTTTATTAATAGTTTTGAAATATTAAGAGATCAATCAAATGCTATTACATTTGCTGATGCAGAAATAAAATACAATGCCTGGAGAGATAATATTATTGTAGATGAAGAAGATCATTTTTTAAAATTATCTTTAACTGCACCTAATCCAGAAGCTATGATGGATTCTATTCATGAGTATTCTGCTACAGTTTTAACAAGAGCATTAGCAGTAAATAAAGAAAAATATGAATCATTAATGCCTTTTAGTCAGGGTAAATACAATGAATCAACATTACAACAAAGTGAATTAGGTTTATTAATTGAAGTAGAAGTAGCTAGAAACAATGCAATACTTAGATCATTTTATCAGAATATAGATATTACAAATCCTGAAGAAGTAGCAGCAGCAGATATGGCAGCTAATGAATATATTAATAATTATATTAAAGATAAAAACAATGTAAGAGGTATTAACTATAATATATTTAAAGATGAAACTGGTAAGTCTATAAGTGAACAAACAGTTAAAGGTATTATAGATGAATCAGAAAAATATTTAGGTCAATTAAGATCAGTTAATACTACTAAAGCAGTTAAAGAAAGTGGCATGGTAAGTGCTAATAATTATAAAGATTACAAAGATCTTGATGATAATTTAAATAATTTATCTTATTGGGGTCCAAATAGTTTGTTTGTTATTAGAGAAGATAATGCTGCACCAGGTTCACCAAATACATATAGAGAATGGACATTTAATGAATTTTACGAAACTTATAAAGATAAATTTTCTGAATCAGAAATTTATAATTTGTATGATGCTAATACAAAAAAGAATTTTGTAAAAAGATATATGGATGAAGCACTAGCAAATATTGGTGATAATGAAACAAGTTTTAAATCTTTAATACAAAGTAATAATTTTAAACAAATGAATATCGGTGCTACTGAAGATGAATTAATGCAAGGATATTTTCAATATGCGTTAGGTGATGATTATGTAGATTCACCTAGTTACTATGATAATGCAGATGTACAAACAAGAACGCAACTTAATAATTTATTTAGAAAAGAACAATATGTACCTAATGGTATGGTAGCTTGGTTAAATGCAGTAAATCCAGCAAAAATGATTGATACGCCATTAGAAGAAATACCTAGTTTAATAGTTAATAGATTAGGCACATATAGAAATCTTACTGATAATGGTGTTACAGCAACTAATATAAATAGCAAAGTATCTGCTATGTATGATGAAATGCTTGATTTGCAAACAAAAGGTTTTGACTTTCAAGAAATAGCACAACATTTTAAAAGAAAATCTAAATATACAGAAACAGAATTAACAAATATGAATAATGTTAATAAGAGTTTTCTTGATGAAAATATTGGTAATTACTCACAATATTGGATTGATTACTATGTGCAATCTCAAAAAGTAAGAAGAAAAGATATGATGACCATACAGTTTGGTGAAGATGGTATTACTACATATAAAGGTCAAGGATTAGATGAAACAAGTTTAGTTGCAGAATTAGAAGCTGAAGCTATGGCTATATATAAAAAATCATCAAGATTAATAGATGAAATAATACAAAATAACACTTTAGAATATATGAATCTTATATCTAATATTGATGATGATAATAATGATATACAAAGAAATTTAAATAAAGCGATAAGAAATGCTTTAGAAAATAGACATAAAGATAATTTTGGTACTAGTTCTTTTATGGATGATAATCCTGGAACAGCATATGTATATTTACCAATAACACAAATGCACAGTAATTTAAAAGAAGATCAAATAGGAGATGCACTTACTTCATATGTTTATAACAATGTTAATGCAATATTATCAGATCCAAACAACCAGCTATATGAAGATGTAGCAAGTCAGTTTTCTGTTGGTGGTCAAGTAGAAATACCAAACCATCAAGAAATTAGAGAATTAATAGAACAAGGAAATATATATGTTACAGCAGTAGATAATGGTTTTACTGGTATATCTACAATGTATGAAGTTCATATAGCAAATTCTGGTACACAGTTTGATGAACCATATGGGTACGATATGTTAAATCATTTAAGTTTTGATGGTAGTTATTTTAATCCAAGTATATATACAGGCATAGTTGGACAAGATGGTCAGTTTAAACCTGGTGTTTTAACAAAAGAATTTTTCAAAGATTTAGTAGATGGAAATTTAGTTCTTGATGGTGATATGCAAGATATGATTCAACAAAAGTATTTAGGTCCAATACTAAGAAAACTAAAAGGTGGAGAGAATGTAGATAAATTATATTCCGAATTACTATTCCAATTATACACAGGACAGCAAGTAGATTTTAGAGATATAGGAAAATAATGGGTAGACCATTTATAAAAGACGAAGATCCAAATAAAAAAAGCAAACCTATTATCCAAAAAGATAAAGGTCCACTAGAAGAATGGAGAGAAAGTAAAAATGAATTTTTTGATTACTTTGGTAATCCTGACAAAGTATGGAGATCTTTATCAAATAGAACTGTTTTAGGTATACCTGAAAATATAGCAAAGTATAAAGACTTTGATGATCAAACAGATGAAGATTATAATCCTTATACAGATCCTTTATTATCAGATTATTTTGAATTAATACCTACACATTTTTTTGATTCTAGAAGTAAAGCAGAAACTATAGCTAGAATTAATAATTTAAAACAAAAAATAGATGATCAAAAAAATCCATATTTTAATTCTGTAAGTTTAGTTAGTGAGATTTTTCTAGATCCATCATCAATATTAATACTAAGCAAACCATTAAGATTAGCTATGATGGGAGAAAAATCTAATAGATATTCTAAAATAGGTGGATTATTAGCAGCAGAAGAAACATTAAAACAATTCACAGATAGAGATAGAACTACAGCAGATGCAATAGTAAGTGCATCTATAGCTGGTGTTTTACATAAATTAAGTCCTGTATTATCTAAGTATGACAAAAGAAGTAATGTTTATAGAAATGATCCTGATTTTAAAGGTACAACAATAGACTTGGATGATTTAGCTGATGCTACAAAAACAGAAGTAGGTATATCTGGATTAATAGGTGGACCTAAACCAAAACCAGTAAAACCAGGAGTTACTAAAAATGTAACTGATTACATTAAAGTAATGAAAAATGAATACCCAAATCTAAATATTGTTATTGGTAAAGGGGTAGGCAAAACTAGACCAGATGGAAAGTATGTACCAGCATTTTATAATAAACAAACAGATACTATTATTTTAGATATAGATGGAATCAAAGATATGTACAAACAAGGCAGACCTTTTAAAAATGTTAAAATGGCTGACGGAATAGTACAAGGTTTTAAAAAATCAGATTTTAAAAATATAGATGAGTTTGTAAGTTTTGTTATGAGGCATGAGTTTGCTCATAAAGTATTTAAACAATATCCTAAAGAAACTAAAGCTGCATATGAAAACAGAATAAACAAAATAGCATATGATCAAATATTAGATAATAGAAAAGGTATAGTTCATAAAGGTTCTACTATGTTAGATGATTATAGAATCATAGAAAGAGAAGGTAGAAACTATGCAAACTATAATAATGAATTAACTAAACAATTAAATTGGGATGATTTTAGATATAAAAAAACTGGGCTAGGTGTAGAAAGATTATCGTTTCTATCCCCATTAGATTATTTTGTAAATACAGGAAGTAAGAGTAGCAAAGAATATGCTATCAATATGGTAACTAGTCCATTGTATTTTGAGTTTACAAAAAAACATTATGGTACACCATTATCAGCAGAAACAGTTAGAAATATGGAACACCTTCCAAAATTAGCAGATGCTATAGAAGAAGGATATAGAACAACAGCTAAAATAATACAAAGAATATCTAAAGACAAAGTACAACCAAAAACAAAAGTAGGTATGAAATTTAGTAAATACATGACACCAGAAGATGTATTTAAAGAAACATTTTATGCCATGTTAAATGGAAAGAAACATGAAGTTCCTGAGATAGCTGCATATGCAGAATATATTAGTTCTAATTTTTATGATGTTTTTGCAAGAGAAATAAACAACCTTGCTTTATATATGCTAGAGCCAATTAAAAGACAAGACTTTGCACAAGGTTTAGTTGATAGTATGAGAAACTCAAAAGTTAAAAGTAGAACTATTAGAGAAACTGGAGAAACTTGGACATTAGCAGAAGCAGAAAAGTTTTTAAAAAATGCAAACCTAGATGTAGAACTAGCTAATTTTTCTAAGATACAAAATTATGTAAACATAAATTATAAACATGATCAAATAGCTTTAAGATTTGCTGAGTTTGAACCTTTAATGAGAAGATTACTTGCAGATATAAAAGTAAAAGGTAAACCTAAATTTGATCCTGAAGCTATAGATGACATTATTAATGGGTTTAAAAACTATGCACCAAATAGTTTTCCTAAAGTACCAAGAAATATTGCACCTACAAATGTATATAAATTAAAAAATAGCTATCACTCAAAACATTTAAAACAAAGATATTTAAAAGGTATTGATTATAAAGCATTAGCTAAAGCTGGTTTTATAGAAGATAACATGGAAATGAATATGTCTTTATACTTTAGATCTGTAGGTCCAGACATAGCTGTAGCAAAAAAGTATGGAGATCCTTATGCTTTTGGATGGTTTTATGAAGATGGTAAGACTGGATATGCACCAGGATTACAACAAATGTATGATGAATTTTTTACAAAAACACCTAATCCAAATAAATCACAATTAGATAAATTTAATGATGAAATTATAAAAGCAGAACATCTAAGAGAATTAGTTAAAAATAAATATGGTATACCTGATAATCCTAATAGTTATTTTTTTAAAGGTGTTACTATGATGAAAGTATTTAATAACTTAACAATGCTAACTGGATTTTCTCAAGTAGCAGATATAGGTAGAGTTTTAACTGTAGATGGTTTGTTAAATACAAGTAGAAAATTAATTCAAGCATTTAGTAGTGGTAATGGTAAATCAATATTTAAAGCTGGATTAAAAGAAGGAAGATTAGCTGGTCAAATGTGGGATACAACTATTGCTTGGTCTAGAGCTAACATTATATCAGGTAATGATTTCTTACATTCTAGTTTTACTGGTGCTGAAAAATTATTCCAAGAAGCAAATCAAGTTATGTTTCAATATGGAAATATGCAAAACCCTTGGAATGTTGTTGTTAAGACTGCATCAACAATTATGGCTCAAACTAAATTACTAGATATTATTGAAAGATTAGCAAAAGGTAAAAGTGTTAAAAACTGGGAAAGAGAATATGTAGCATCATTAGGTTTTGGTAGTGCTACAAAAAAAGAAATGGCATCAATTATTAAAGTCAATGAGCTGTATCAAAAATATGGTAATGGTAAAGGAACAAGTAATGGTCCATTAACAAAAGATCATGATTTATTAAAGTTTCCTAATACTGACCTATGGATTAATAGTGTTGATGACTTAGATGCTGCTATGAAATTTAGAGCAGCTTTATATCAAGAAGTAGATAATATAATAGTTACCCCTTCACTTGCTGATGCTCCACTTATAGCTAATACTTTAGGTGGATCATTGATATTTCAATATAAAAAGTTTGGTATGTCTTATACCAGGAGAGTGTTATTAAGAGGATTACAAGCACAAGATGGTAGATTTATACAATCATTAGCTGCATTAACCCTATTAGGTATGATGATAGATGCTATTAGATCTAAGCAAACTGGAGCACCTTATGATAATAAAACACTAGCAGAAAAGGTATTAGATGGTGCAGAAAGAGGGGGTATTGGTGGTATATTTACTGATATAGATAGAATTATGATGGCATTATCAGATAATAAAGTAGGTATTAGACCTTTGTTATTAGGTATACAAAGACCTTATGGTACATCATTAAAAAGAAAAATGGGTTCTATAACACCTACAGGATCAAGTATTGGAAACATTATGGAAATAATATATGACTGGGGTAGAGGCAGACATACACATCATACTGCCAGAAGAATAAGAAGGGCAATACCCTATAACAATGTTTGGTACGCAGATTTTTTATTTGATAAACTAGAGAAAGGACTATATTAGTAAATCATGGCACTATCTATATCAGATACATCACCTAGAGTACAATATACAGCTACATCTGGGCAGACTACATTTACTGTACCATTTGAGTTTTTTGCTGATGCTGATCTATTAGTTATTAATACTAATGCTGGTGGTGTAGATACTACACTAACACTAGCTACTAGCCCATCATCTGCAACACAATACTCAGTTACTGGTGCTGGTGTATCAGGGGGTGGATCTATTACTCTCGGTGCTGGTGCTACTGTTAATGATAAATATACTATTCTTAGAAACTTAGCTGTATCAAGAACATCAGATTTTCCAGTATCTGGTAATTTTCCTATAGAAACACTTAATACTGAGTTAGACAAAATTGTTGCTATGATCCAGCAAAATGAAAGAGATTTTAATTTTACTGTAAAAGCTAAAGCAGCAACTAGTACAGCTTATGGTTTAACATTCCCAGAGTTAGTAGCAAACAAACTACTAACAGTAAATAGTGCTGGAAACGCATTAGAGTTTTCACAAGAAATAGGTGCATTTAAAGGTAACTGGTCAGCCAGTACTGCATATGTACAAAGAGATATAGTTAAAGATACTTCTACTAACAATATATTTATAGCAAATACTTCTCATACATCATCAGGATCACAACCTTTAACAACTAATACAGATTCTGCAAAGTGGGATTTATTAGTAGACGCTGCATCAGCAACAACCTCTGCAACAAACGCTGCTGCTTCAGCTACTGCTGCTGCATCAAGTGCAACTACTGCATCTGGACACGCAACTACAGCAACTACAAAAGCTGGAGAAGCTGCAACTTCTGCTACTAATGCAGCAAGTTCGGCGACAGCTGCTGCTAGTTCAGCTACTAGTGCTAGTGGTTCTGCTACAACTGCAACCACTAAGGCTAGTGAAGCAAGTACCAGTGCAACCAACGCAGCATCATCTGCAACCTCTGCTGCAAGTTCTGCTACAACTGCAACAACCAAAGCAAGTGAGGCATCAACCTCTGCAAGTAATGCTGCTTCTTCTGCATCTACAGCTTCTGGTCATGCTACCACAGCAACGACTAAGGCAAGTGAGGCTGCTGCATCAGCTACCACAGCATCAACACAAGCAACTAATGCTGCTACTAGTGCAACTGCTGCTGATACTGCAAAAACAGCTGCACAGGCTGCTCAAACAGCTGCTGAAGCTGCGGCTGATAACTTTGATGACACATATTTAGGTGCAAAAGCATCTGATCCGACAGTAGATAATGACGGAGATGCACTAACTGCTGGAGATTTATATTTCAATACAAGCAGTAAT